TGCGAAGTATCGCTGGTTATGCGCACCTCGTACGGCCTGTGGCGGGAGTCGGCGCGCTCCTGTGCCACATCCGATGCCTCTTGGAACGTCTTGTACACTCGGCATGTGTGCAGTCTCATATCACCTTTCGGCCAGATGATGTAGCCGGTCCAGATGCTTGTGTCCAAAGTGCCCATGCCGTCCAAAAGTGGTCGAATTCGACTACTTTTATCCTCTTCGTTCTGCGCGAGATCACTCAGCTGGTCAAGATGCTTGTACCCAACGCCCATGCCGTTCACTGGTATTCCTCCACGGTGTCGCAGCCGATGGTCGTGCCGTGGTCGGTGAGGCAGACCCATGTCACGTCGCCGGTCTTGACCGTCTTCATGCCGTAATCATGATGCGTGCCCACATACCAGTACGAGTAGATGCTTACTCCCATCAGGAAGAGCGTTGCGGCGAGGGATACCACCAGTACGACAATCAGAATCTTCTCAACCTTGTCCAAGTCGCCCATCACTCACCGTCCTTTTCGATTTCATTGATCTTGTTCTTGAGGGTCGTTAGAATGTCTTTTTTCAAACAGTTATTCGCGAATGCCCACCAAATGTGTCTAAGTCCCGCCCAATCGGTGTCTACGAGGGCGGAGAACAATGCATTGCACAGGCCGGACAAATTGGTGTCGGCGTAGAGCGGTATGCCGTGTATCACCGCGTCGTTCGCATACCAGAGCGCCTTCCTCAGATCTTCGACGCCGTTCTTCGACTGCCAGCGGTAGCAGTATTTGACCACGTTGCCCCAGTCGAAACTCAACAGGCGGGTCAGTTCGATGCATTCGAACGGGCCGTTCTCGTAATGCTTTGGATGGTTGACGTTGTCACTCATTTTTGAACTCCTTAATCGAGGATGAATATGATGATCGGGGCGACGCACAGGCTGACGGTCAATGTGACCGCGAACAGGACGCTGAACGGGTCGTGCCTCACTTGAGCGTCTCCTTGTATGGGTTTTCGGTGGTGTGTGGCGGGAAGTCGCATTCCTGGTCTTTCCAGCCTGCGGCGTAGCCTTCTCGCCATGCCTTGCGGCGTTCGTGTTCCAACCATTCCAAGCTGCACAGAGTTACCTGTTCGTCGTGTCTCATGATTTCGTCCTTGTCGATGATGGTTTGCTGATGTCTCATTCCGCTCCCCTAGCGCACACCACGCGCAACCGTTCCGGCTCGTAATGGTATGTTTTCGGATGCGCGTACTGGTCGTTCCAGAACGTGTTGAACTTTTTGGATGTCGCCGTGCTATATGTTTCCACCGGCGTGAGGATGTGGGCAGCGTATTCGCGTCCGAAACCGGTAGGCTCCACCAGTCCGTCATCATGCTTGACGAGCAGTCCACGCGCGGCCAAGGCGTCGATTGTCCGATACTGTTTCGACCATTCGCAGTCCACGTGCGGCAATCGTCCGTCACGCACCAATGCCACCAGCAGGGAGGCTTGGATGCGGTTGAGTTTCACGTTCTGCCACATGTAGCATGATTGGCGTATTTCAACCATTTCAATCCTCCTTCGATTCGTCCGGTCCGAGTGGCTGCAAGTGGTTCATGAGCAGTGCGAACTGGTAGAGGCTGACCACTCCCATCCCGTTGCCGACAGCCGGTTGGATAAAGTGGATTCCGTCGAGTTCCCGGTTTGCGTCGAGTTGGCTGAGTCGTGTCCATGTTTCCGATGGAATCAGCACGAGGCTTCCTGAGATGTTCATGCCGGTGACGTGTTGGACGGCGACCCAGACGCGCATGTCGTTGTCTGCGGCGATAGTGCGGGCTTCGTCCAACATTTCCGACACTGGCTTGTCCGCGTTTTTGAACGTGGTGACGTTGACCGGTTCGCCCATCACTCACCGTCCTTTTCGATTTCATTGATCTTGTTCTTGAGGGTCGTTAGAATGTCTTTTTTCAAACAGTTATTCGCGAATGC